TCCTTGCCACTGGCCCGGCTGGTGTGTCTCCGCCATTGCCAGCTTTGCACGGTCATCTCTGCCGCCTCTACGCCCATGATATCGTCATGGTGCAGCGTCAACTCCACCGGCTCTGGTGCCGGGAAGGCTTCGCCACAGGTCGGGCAAACCTTAGCGCTGATATGCACCAATTCATTGCAGGCATCGCAGACTTTAACCGGCGCTTCGCCATCACCTTCGCCACGGCGCTTTCTAGGTTCGATGGCGGTGATCGGGCCATGCGTTGCCACAACCCCGGCGAAGTCCAGCACTAAACAATGGTCGGTGTGGCTTTTGACCCGCATCCCGCGCCCGGCCATCTGGACATACAGGCTTGGACTCATGGTCGGGCGCAGCATGGCAATCAGGTCGATGTCGGGATAGTCAAAGCCGGTCGTAAGCACATTGGCGTTTGTTAGCGCGCGGAGTTTCCCGCACTTAAAATCCGTCAAAATCCTGTCGCGCTCGGCCTTCGGTGTTGCGCCTGTCACGCAAGCTGCCGCGATTCCATATCGGTTTAGCAGCGCCGCGATTGCTTCGGCGTGGTGGACGCCAGCGCAGAAGAACAACCATGCCTTGCGGTCGCCAGCCCGTGCTATGACTTCCTCGACAACGGCTAGATTGTTCTCATCGGTATCGACAGCCGCTTGCAATTCGCTGTCAATGAACTCCCCGCCGCGCTTGTGGACGCCGCTAGTGTCAAATGATGTTTGACATGGCTTGCTGCGCAGCGTGGACAGATGCCCCTTATAGATCAGTTCCTCGATTGAGACCGGCTCGATCAGGGCGTGGAATAAAGCTGGCGCGTCGGTGATGAGGCCATGCCCCAGCCTGTATGGCGTAGCCGTCAGGCCCACCACACGCAGCGCCGGATTGATGGCAAGCAGATCGGCCAACAGCACCCGGTAGCCGCCTTCATCTTTGTGCGACACCAGATGGCATTCGTCGATGATGACGAGATCGACATGGCCGATCTGTGCCGCCTTTGTCCGCACCGATTGGATTCCGGCAAACGTAATCGGCTCGCCCAGCACCTTGCGATTTAACCCGGCAGAATAAATCCCCATCGGCGCGTTGGGCCAATGCTCTCGCATCTTGGCGGCATTTTGAACCAGAATCTCTTTAACGTGCGTAAGCATAAGAACGCGCGTTTCCGGCCAACTTTGCAAAGCCTCTTTGCAGATAGTGGCGACAATATGACTTTTCCCGGCACCGGTAGGAAGAACTAGGCATGGATTTCCCTCGTTTCCAGATGAAAACCAATCATAAAGTTGGTCTATCGCTCTGCGTTGATAGTCACGAAGCATGATTATGCCTCTGGAAATATTGCTTAATTTTTTCCAATCGTTCGATACTTTCATCAATTAAGCCAATTGCTTGATTGCATCGGCTACAAAGCAAAGAGCGAACTTTTCCGCTTTTATGGCAATGATCAATATGTGTATTTTTTTGATTTAGTTTTGTTTCGCAAATAGAGCATTGCTCACATTGCATTTTTAGCATTGTTTCAAAATTACTTCTGGATACCCCATAAAGTTTTTGCATTCTGTCCCATCTTGATTTTTCTTTTCTATTGATTGCAATTTCTAAATTGCATTGGACGCAATTATTTGAAGAAGTAAAACGCTCAAAGTGACCTTTGGGGCAAGGGCTTTTTGATGTATATTTGAGATGGCCATCGGCCATAGCGTTTATGGCTAATGTTATATTTTCAGGGGAAAATCTGGTTTTTTCAGTGTCAAAAAAAACGCCTCGTTTTTCTTCTATGCAAGAAACACAGTTTCCAGAACTCGCATATCGCAATCCAATATGGTTTTTGAAACACGGCTTTCCTGTAAAATAATACAATGATCCGAGGTAAAGCGCGCCAGATGCCGTAGCTGGCAAATTAGAATATTTTTCATTGTGAGAAATAGGTTTCGCCATTGCTTTTACTCCAAAACGTAGATTTTCATAATGTTTATGAAGGCACCGCGCAAGCTATCCCACCACCTCCGCGTCAGGAAATACCAGTTTCATCGCCTCGACCTCATCGGTGCCGCAGACATCCGGGTTCGCCAGTATCTCCCGGCTTTTGTAGCCGTTGGCTCCATTCTCAATCACGCGGTCGCCAATGCGCCACATAACAGAATGCCCGTCATCGCTCGGGATCATCGGCCACGGCACCAGATCGGGATGGATAATGTGGTCATCGCAGCCGGTATGTTGAAAATCGACCGGAATGTTATCGGCATCGTGCCGTTCGCAGCGCCATGTTGAATCCGCCAGAGCCGTAGAATGCGCACAGGTGCGGCAGTTGGCCTGCTTCGTCGGCGCGGCTTTGTGGCAAAGGCTATGTGCAGCACAGAACCGGCACTGATACCAGCTAGGATCGGCGCTGAGAGGCTCCGGCATACGATCCGCTAGTGCGATGCGCTGGCCGCGCGCAACCGCTCTGGTGGCAACGTCAGCGTCGTAGCGCACACGCTCAATATGGAGCCGGTCATCATCCTTGCAAACCGCCACATAAAGCGCGCGGTCAATGTCGGTGCCGTGCATATAGACTTGCATCTGGACGTAGTGCATCGGCTTGGATTTCTCGACGCCATGCTTGACCATATCGTCAAAGGATTTCTTCGAGTGCGTCTTGAACTCGGCAACGTGGCGTTTCTTTGGCGCTTCTGGCACACCGCTTTCGATGATGCCGTCGAGGCTGCCGGAAACATGGCTACCAAAATTCACCCGCGCTTGGCTGGAGCGTATATCAATGCCGACATTGCGCAGATCGCGCACGATGATCTCTTCCTCGTTCTGGCCACGGCGAAACAAACGTAGAATGCGGCCCTCAAATTCTTCCACCACAGCCCAGCGGAAGTTCAGCCAAAGCCAGCGGTCGCAAGGGTGGCCAAGGGCGCTGCAACCCATGTGCGGGCGCGGTCGCTCGCTTTGCGCTTTGTGGTATTGGTCAATCAGGTTTGTTATGGTATTCATCGGCTCGGGCAATTTCATTGCTCAGTCTCCCGTTGCTGCGGTTGAGGCGCGCCCGGTCTAAGTCCCCAGTAGACCGGGCGCAAACTCTCTTACTTAGCCCAAGGCGGCTTGGCGCTTGTGCTGGCCGGTGCAGATGATGGTGCGGCAACCTTCGGCATCGACGCCTTCGGCATTGCGCCCATTGACCCGCCAGTCGCCTTCCATCCGCCGACTTCGTTGCGGTCTTGCGTGTATCCAGCAGCTATGTCTTTGGCGCTTGCCTTCTTGATCTTGACCTTGATGCAGACCTGTCCGCCGATCAGTTCGTCGGAGTCCTGCACCTTGGTCAGGCCGATAGCCCGCATCAGTTCGCCAAGTTGTTCGCGGCCAATGCGCTCGGCTTCGGGATTAGGGTTGCGAATGTTGAGGCTGGCGAAAATGACCCGCCCCTGCTGCGTCGGCCCGGTGATGTCGTAACGCACATCAATTTTGGTGCCAGTGCCAGCTTTGGTGTTGCCAACTTCGGCCTTGCTGATCGTGGCGTCGTACCAGCCTTCGGGCAGCAAGTCATAGCTGCGGTCAGACTGGGGAAGATCGTCAGCTACGAAGGTTTCTTCGAGAAATGCCATGTCAATTAATCCTTGTTGGTAATGGTGAAAGAAGGACGGCCCGGTGTGGCCGTGATAGCGTCAAGCAGTGGGGAAGTGATTTCCGGCTTGGCTGCTTTCCAAGCGGCGGCATTGATTTCCGGCTTCCACCGGAACAGGCTTGCGAGATGCTCGGTCAAGCCATTCTCAGCCGCCAACTCTTGCAACTTGTCAGCGTTGATCTTGCGGTTGATGCGGCCTTCGATCTTGACCTTGTAAGTGTCTGCATCGACGTTGACGGTGCCGTCAAGGTTCTCGGCAATGCCAAGGCTCTTGACCATGGCGTCCTCCAGATCGCGCCGGGTCTTGATTGCGGCGGTCTCGCTGGCCTTAGCGTCGAGCCATTGCTGATAGATTGAGACGGTCATGCTGCACCGCCAATCTTCGCAATGATCGCACCGAGATCGGGCGCTTCCCAAGTCTCAAGTTTGCCGGAGCGGTCTTTGGCGAGCCATGCGCCGTCGCCGTCACACATCAGGGCGCGCTGGGTTGCGCCGTCTGCGTCACGCTCTACCCGAAGCGCCAGCACTTCATCGAAAAAGTAGGGGAGTCCCTGCGTCAGTGACTTGCCGGGCATACCGGGATTGTAGAGTAACTTCCCCATCTCGTCTTGGCTCTTTTCCAGCTTGGCGCTCATGTAAACGTGCTTGCCGGGCAGATCGCGGAAGGCGCGGATCAACTCCTGCATGGTCGTGTTGAGTTCACCATATGCAGCGCGACCGTCTTTGTTCTTGCGCAATTCGTGCTGCAACACGACCTCAGCCACTTCGCTGATGCTGTCTAGCGCCACGCTCTCGAAACCAACCGCTTCTGTCGATGACTTGCACCAAGCGAACGCCTCCATGAGATCGTCCATGTTGGCGATTTCGATGTAGGGTAAGTTGGCGTCTTGGATCGACAGCAGCCCACCCTCTGCCGACAGCACCACCGGGTTTGGCAGTGTGCGGATTAGGGAAGTCTTGCCAGCGCCAGCCTGCCCGTAGCAGAGCAGCTTCACACCGTTGGCGGATAACCCGCCCGTCTTTTTCAGATTGATTGCCATTGAAGGCCCTCTCGCTTTAGCACCAGTCGGCCAATCCAGTCGGTGCGTGAAAATGTCTTTACAGCCGCAATGTGTGCTTGTAAAGCGTCAAATGTTCAAAAAAAGA